TCATAGACGGCCTTGGCCTGCTCGCTGCCGGGCTTCGTGCCGAACAGAATTCCATTCTCGTTGACGTAATGGCGCTTATGCCAGTAGCCAACTCCAGGAATAAACCATATGCCGACCTTCTTGAGATGGAGCGACATAGAGGAAAGCGGAATTGCACCTTCCACAAGTCCGACCATTCCGATTAGATCAGATGGCATTATTGGCGCGTCGGCAAGGTCAATGACTTCGGCGGCGCGCTGGACGAATTTGCGGAATTGCGTCGCGACGGTGGTTTTGAATTCATGGCCTTCATAGGCTGAGGCGATGCCGTTTCTGATGAGAACGCCACGGGTGAGCATGGCGTTCTCAAGAGCGATCGGTGAGACGTCGTTTAGGATGACGTCGGCTTTCTCTGCAAGCTCTTCAAGGCTGCACTGGTTACCGTCCATCTGGCGAAACGTAAAAGCGAGATGGTCAAAGATTTGCTCAGTCGCCATTGATGGCCTCTATGATTTGCGCTTCTGTCATCAATCTTTTTTCAAGGATGATTTCAGCTTCCTTTGCGGAGAACTGAAGCTTGGCATTTCTTAGGGCGCGTTTCAGTCGAGGAGACAGCTTGTCGAAAGCTTCCATCTCCTCGGCGTGATCTTTCACGGCAATGGTAACGCCGCCTCGCCCTGCGTTCGTATCGGACATGGCTAGACACGCATGGGCATGACAACGCGCGTGTTGGCGCTGTCGTCATCGACGCCGTTGACGTGGCGAATGAGGAACGGCGCTCCGCTCCCGCTGCCGTTGATCTGAATGCGGCCGCCCTTGGGAATGAAGTCCAGGATATAGCGGCCGTTAAAGCCGACCTCTTCTCCGCCAATCGGCCATTCCGCAAAGGTCTGCGCGGTCGCTGATCCGAAATCAGGATTAGAGACTTTGACGCAAGCCTTGCCTTCGTGGTTGAATATCTTCAAAGCCCGGCCGCGCTCGCTTGACATGGAAATGACGCGCTCAACAGCAAGTCGGAAACGGGCGGCGTCAAAGTCAAAGGTGAATTGTCCTTCCTTTGGAATTACGCGTTCCGTATCTGGAAAGCTGCCGTCGATCATCTTGGAGAACAGGCGGTTGCCATTGCTGAAACTGATAAGCATCCGATTGCCAGTCTGGTCAACCTCCAGCGTCACGCCATCCTTGCCCTGGTCGATGATGACGCGGCAAGCCTTGCGCGGAATGATGACGTCATGCCCGTGCATCGGCGCTTTATCGAAGACGTGTCGTCGAAGACGGTGGCCGTCCGTCGCTTCGCACATGCCACCTTTGTAGTGAATGCCATTCAGGTAATACCGCGTTTCCTCGGTCGATACCGTTTTGATGACTTCGGCGAAAATCTCCGATAGCTGGCCGTTGGTGAATGTTCCGGCTGACGATAGCTTTTCGGGTTGCGTCATCTCCGGCCAATCGCTTGAAGGCAGGCAGTCAAGGACGTATTCCGCCTCTTCGTCGCCGACGATGACGGTTATTTGCTGCTTGGTACGCGGCTTTCCTTCGTCATCTTTTCCGTTGGCAACCTCCTCGTGCAACATAGCGATGCTTGAGGCTCCGGCTTGGGCGGCGATCTTCGCAAGAAGTGCTGCAGGAATGCAAACGTCAAATTTCCCCTCGGCCTCGATCAAGTCGAGCGGAACCATGATTTCCATATCCAAGTCAGTCGCGAAGATGCGCAAGCCGGGCCGCACCATGCAAAGGCGAACGCAACGCAGGATAGGAATGCGCGGATTGAATTCGTTTACGGTCATGGCCGCTTTCATTGCCTTGGCAAAGTCGCGGCCGTTAACGGTGATGTTCCCGATGCTTTTCATGTCCTGTCCTCCATGGCCTGCACCTGGGCGGCCTCGTTTACGCGGATCGCGGCAAGCACGGCGCAAGCGGTGAAGGCGATCATTCCAATGATGATAAGGGTTCGAATGGCGCGCGGCGAAGGAAGCGGCCGGGTCTTCGTGTGGTGGATGATGTGGGTCATTCGAACCATCCCGTTGCCTTGCGCACCTCGGCAGCGAGCGGCGACCAGAAATGAATTTCGTTGGTGAATGTGCGTTCCTTCTCGTCAAACGAAAAGACCGCTCCAGTGTGGCGGCACTTGTACGTAGTGCCGTTAAGCTCAACCGTTGTCATGCGCGTAAGCTGCGCGCCTTTCTTCACGGTGCTGAAAGAATGATGATCCATCCGGTTTGGTCTCCCTGGGTGGTAGTGGGTTTAAAGTCTGATATCACGGCAAATATACAGGTGGCAACTTCTTCCGCAACGTGAGGCGGCGGTTGCGAGATGCGACCAGGGCGCGCTTGCGGTCGTTGCGATCTCCCTTGAAGCCTATGGCATTGAGGTTGATGCGCGTGGAAAGACCTACGCTCTCCAGGCCTCCCATGGTGGGGAGAAAATAACCGTTTACGCCAATGACAAGAAATCGGCCAACGGCAATAAACTTGTCGGCGTTCGCTCTGGCTTCAAGCTGCAACTCTCGCGTCCTGGTCCTGGTCTTCATGGTGCCTTGTTCTCCTTTTCGATGGCGGAAACCTCGGCCTTGATGGCCTTGCCGACTTCGGAAATCATACGCCGCAAATCGTTACCAAAGTGTTCGCCATGGCGATGCTTTATCTCGGCGAAAAGCTCTTCATCGGTAAGCCAAGTAGCGGGATATTCTACTGCGATCTGCGGCGCGCTTTCTGTATCGCGAACCGGGCCGACAACCTCCATTTCCATGCGGTGAGGATCGATGGACAAAGACCACGCGGCCTCTAGTGCCTGGGCCTCAAGCTCAAGCCCTTCGTCATCCTCAAAGGCAACCGTGAACGATACGCGGATATCTGCGAACTTCTTGCTCATATGTTTCCGTCCTTGGCGTTGATCTTGTTTTGAAGGCGCTCGTAGGAGGCAATTTCCTCCTCTTCGTCCTGGGTGAGCTTGGGCAATGATTTGGCATGGAGGCGTTGCGCGCTCTCCACGCTGAGATAATTGAAAGCTCCAGCCCAATCGCCATAAAGCCAGAATTCAATTGCCTCGTTGCGCTCCATGTTATCGCGGCAATCTTCATAAAGGGCCGCAACGAATTCATCCATGGTGCATGGTCGGCCGTCGCCTGGGTCTTTGAGGCGGTCGTTCTCGGCCTGGAGCGCGTCTTTCTGCTTTTCCAAGATACGCTGAACGTCTTTGGATGCTGCGTAGAGTTTTTCCCAGGCTTCCTTTAGCGGGCCGATATCGAGCGACGCCACTCCGGTCAATACTGGCTCCGCGTCCGTCGAGCGGAATGGCACAACGTCGCGCATTGCTTTGATTTTGTCGAGCTGGAAATAAATTGTTTCTCGGCCGCGATCATACGCCTCTAGCAGCATGTGAAGTGCCTCGCGTGAAACGCCTACTTCACAGCCATCGGCGTCAAGCTGGCGCTGGTTTTCTCGAAGCGTCTTCAATGCGGACTTCATGCCGATTTCTGGCTGTGGCTTTGTTGCTGTCGGAACCGGAGACGCCAACGCCGTCGCTGCGTCGTAAGCCGTGCGCGCAATCTCCTGGTCATCGCACATGGCCCCGATCTCCAGGAGCTTCTTGCCGATTGCTTCATAATCCTGCGGGAAATTGAGCGGATTGAAGTCCTTCAAGGCAAAGGTGCGCTCTGCCTTCTTGTCCAGGTCGTAGGCTTCCAGGAGCCATTGCGGTTCCGGGTGCCATTCCGTAGCCGCGAACGTGACGCCGATGGGGTGGAGCCTGCGCATAGACGTTTCGCCGCGCCAATTGCGATAAGGCAGCTCAAGGCGGCTTTCCAGGCGCAAGCGCTCTGCGATGGTCGCCATGAACGGCCGCTGATTTTCATGCATTGGAGCGGTCGCCAAAAAGCTGACGTGCCAGCGATCTTCGCCAATGTGACGGGCCACGGCCGGGAAATTACTTGCAGCCAGTTGCGCGGCCTCTGCGGCGTTGGTCACTGTCTGCGATCCGGTGATATAATATTCGTTTTTCTCGGTCATGCTGCCACCTGTAGAGCAACGGCCAGAATAAAGATGATCACGAAAATCACTATCCCGGAACGTGCCTCTTTGTCGTTTTGCTTTTCAATGTTCGATCCTATCATGACGCCTAAAAGCGCCGCGATAAAATAGAGGATGATAGAAACTACGGTAGTCATTGCGGTTCTCCTGTTGATGGTTACTCGATCCATTTATTGCGCAGCGCCATGGCGACAAGGCCGGATGAATTCGCTGCGCCTGTCCGTTCGAAAGCGTCTGTCACATGCCTGCCTACCGTGTACCGGCTGATCCCCAAGATTTCAGCGATCTCGTGCAGCTTCTTGCCGTCTGCCAAAAGCGCTATCACTTCAAGCTGTCTTGGGGTTGGCACGGTCATGGCAGGCGACGGCCGAAAGCGACGGCTTGCAAGCGGTGCTGCCTCGCCCAATAAAGGCAAAGATTTGTTTCGCGGATAAAGTCCTCACGCATGACGGGGGCCACCTCACCTTTTACGAGCGACCTGATATATCCGCGCGCTTGGTTCATTTCCTGGGCGAACCACATGGTGCTTAGTGGGTGCCTCGGCTCCGGCCCTTTGTAAAGACGGTTGAGAATGTGCTTCATGTGGCTCGCCTTCCTGGCGGCCTTGCGCTCGCGGCGTGGCGTGTAAAGCGCCTCGCGGGCAATCAAAGCCCTGCGCGCCTTGTTGATGCGTTCAACGGCCTTATCCCAGGCAATGCACTCGACGGCATAAACGGAAGCTTCTAGGGCGGCGGTATAATCCGCCTGGAGCTGCTTTAGGATAGGGTCGCGGCTTTTGGTGATACGTGCGGTCATTGTGGTAGCTCCGGTTATTTAGATCGAATTAGATATGCAGCCACGGGTGCTGCATGCCGAAGGCGATCAGGCGTTTTCAGCAATCATGCGGTGATGCATTCGGACATGGTCGCGCCACTCGGAGTAGGCGGCGGCGCGGGAATTCTCTCCGCTGTGAGGGCAGGAGACCCATCCGCATTCGCAAGAAACCTCGAAGCACATTTTCGCGCCCAAGCATTTATGCCCATCAAGCGGCGGCTGTTTCGGTGTTCCGAAAACTTCCTGTGCCATCTTCGTCTCTCCTCGTTTGCGCCTCCCGTGCGGGCAGGCTGATGAATGATTTGTCATTCCTTCATATAGAAGTGTTCACATGCTGTCAACACTCTTGATGTGAATACAACCGCGCGGCGAGTGAGTATATCGGTCATCATCGATATGATTATGGAACTATGACTGTTTTGTATGAATGGTGATTTTTGGAATTTCGGCGATTGTCTATTGATATCAGATGCATAGCTTAAAATGGCATATATTAGTGTTATCTAAGTTATCGAAAAAAACATCTCTATGTAGTTTCCTATACTGTTTTGTATGAAATACCCTCTCCATTCTGTATGAATTTAATATAAGTAATTGATATCGTGTGAGAATTTATAAGACAATTTATTGATGTAGAGGCATATACCGTTTTGTATGAGAATTGCTAAAAGGGTAATAAAATCAATGGGTTAACTGATGAACGAAAGCTAACAGGGTAGTTTAGTTACGTTCACAGACTGTAAACAAATGGATGGATTATCGTTCACAAGCTGTAAAAGTTCACATTAAGTCAACATATTACATGGGCTATGGTATTGATATCATTGAACAATAAAAAGAGTAGTAGTGTTTTCATACAAAAGGGTATTGCAAACCTATTGGGAGTGTTGAGACATGGTGTTAAGTAAACGCTAATATGTTCACAGTCAGTCAACGAGTGGCTAGACGGTTGCCGACACGCGACTTGCTGCGGGCAGAATATTTGATATGATCCGCGTCAACCAGTGAAGCCGCCTCGCCCTATCGGGATGCAAGAAACGGATATCTGCTGGTTCGAGGGCGCGATGAGGCCGGATATTCCGGAGCCAACTCTTAGGTATTGCACGCGCAAGGAATTGAGCTAGTAGCTTCGTATCAGCATGACGAGGCGAATACTCAAAGCATGGCCCGGTCAGTCGCCTAGACGGCCGGGCCGACACCTCTTCACATGAAGGCCTGCCGACCTTGCGTCCAAGCTCCGGCGGTGCGATAAGAGATGCCTCACATCAACCGGAGAGATGACAATGAATTCCACATATCAGCCTAGCACTATGCTGCCCGCCATGATCCAGGCCGGAGCCGCATTCGCTGCAATCGGTATCGTCGGCCTCATGGCTTATGGCTTCTACCTGGAGATTTACTCCATCGTAAAGCTGGCGGTCTTTGCCGCCTTCCTGTCCTACGTGTCGCAGCTCGGTTTCTGCATTGCGGAAGATGCTCGGCAATATGCCCGGACGATCCCGAATTTCATTTCGCTTGTGGCATATGCCGCGTACACCTGGGCAATCGTCTTGATCGTCGTCGCCCTGGTCATCATGCTTGTAAGGTAATCGAATGGCTCGCCCGACAATCCAGGAATTCGACACGGTCGAAGAGGCAACGCCAGCATGGCAGAACCATGATTGGACGGTTGAACAAGCGTCGTTCGTCCAGGCCTACTTGCGGCATGGCGATGTTGCGCGCGCCTGGGCAGAAGCATTCCGGCCGCGACAAGGTGAAGACGCTGACGGTTTCTTTGACAGCAAGCCGAACCTTGCCCTTGCCCGGCTCCAGGGAAACAAGCTCCTGGCCGTGCCTGCGATCCGCGATTACATCAAACACATGCGCGAGGAAATCAAAGCCCGGCTGGCTTTGACGAAAGAGACCGTGCTTGAAGAGCTGGCAAAGCTCGCCATGTCCAACATGGTTGACTTCCTCGTTATCGGGCAAGACGGCCAGCCGGTCGGCTATGACCTGTCCGGCCTATCTCGTGAGCAATATGCGGCCGTCCAGGAGATGACGATTGACACCTACATGGAAGGCAAGGGCGAGGATGCTGAACGCGTCAAGAGCATCAAGCTCAAGCTAGCGCCAAAGCTCGGAGCGCTGGAAGCCCTGGGCAAACACTTCAAGCTCTTTACAGACGTGGTTGAGGTGAATGATATTACCGACGCTGCCGACATCATGACGCGCCGCAAGAAAGAGCAACGCGCTCGACGCCTTGCGGAACAAGCCGAAGATGACGAAGCGCTATCGGATGAAGAAATTGCGGAAGCGAATGACCGCGCCCGCGATCAGGCTGAGACTGAACACCTCGGCGATTGGAACGGCGATGAAGCCGATTAACCGGAGAACGAATATGGAAGACCCCAAGGGATACAAGGAACTGAAAGCCGCAAGAGCCGGAACGCCTGGATACGACCAGGATGGCGAGCCGGTTTATATGCCAACGGAGAACGATGCAAACCACATTCGCGGCCGTAAGGTCGGATCGATGATCATGGACGCGATCCATGAGACCGACCAGACGCAACGCCTCATGCACCACATGGCGCGCGTTCAGATCGAAGCAACAATCAAGGGCATGATTGAGAACGACATGTTACAGGCCAAGGCCGACTGGCTGAACAAGGCCGGGGTAAAGCAACTCGCTTTCCTCAAGCACCAGCTCATGCAGGAACCTTCACACGCCGCGATTGCCGCGACGCTGCATTAAGGGCTAGCCGCTCGCGATGACGATCAAATACAACAGTCTCGCGGAAGCCGATAAGCATCTTGCGATTGAAATGGCGGACCTATCCCAAGACCCCTTGGAATGGGTCCGCTTTTCGTATCCGTGGGGCGAGGATCAGTTAGACGGCTTCGACGGTCCCGATAACTGGCAGCAAGGCTTTCTGCGCGAGTGGGGCGAGGAGATACGGCGCAAGGATTTCGACGGCCGAACGCCTGTCATGCCGTTCATGGCCTCGACCACATCAGGACACGGCGTCGGCAAGTCCGGCCTTGTTGCCTGGATCGTCGGTTTCATCATGTCAACGCGCCCTCACTGCCGTGGCCGCGTGACTGCCAACAGCGTGCCGCAGCTTGAAACCACGACATGGCCCGAAATAGTCAAGTGGGCCAACCTCATGATTACCCGCCGATGGTTCCGGATCACGTCCGGCCGTGGCGCTATGAAGTTTGCGCACAAGCTCCACCCGGAAACCTGGAGAACCAACGCCGTCGCCTGGGATGAGCATCGCCCGGCCGCGTTCGCTGGCGTCCACGCTGCGACCTCGACGCCGTTCTATGTGTTCGATGAAGCGTCGGAAGTTGCGCGCATCATCCTGGAGACTGCCCAAGGCGGCTTGACGGACGGCGAACCGATGATGTTCCTGTTTGGCAACCCGACAAAGCCACAAGGCTATTTCTTCGATACGCATCACGAAATGCGCCACCGCTTCAAGACTTTCCAGGTGGACAGCCGCGACGCGAAGATGACGAATAAAGAGCTTATCAAGCAGTGGATTGAAGACTACGGAATTGACAGCGATTACGTGAAGGTCCGCGTTCTAGGAGAATTCCCCGTGACTGGTGATAGACAGTTCGTCCCAACAAACCTCGTGACCATGGCAATGAGTGATGAGCGCTCGCCAGCGCCGTCGATCCACGATCCTGTTATCTTCGGCGTTGACACCGCTAGATACGGGGATGACGAAACGGTTATTCATGTCCGTCGTGGTCGAGATGCTAGGACCATTGAACCGCTGCGTTTTCGTGGGATGCCTACCGACCAGATAGCATACGAGATACGAAAGCTCGCAATGGATCACCTGCCCGACGCCATCAACATCGACGTCGGATACAATGGCGCTGGCGTTATCGATATCCTGCGAGGATGGGGCGTTCCCAATGTGAACGAAATCAACTTCGGCGGAACGTCTCCTGAGCCTGAATACGCGGACATGGCAACATACATGCTCGGCGAGGCGCGCAAGTGGTTGAAGCAAGTCGGTGTCTGCCTGCCGGTGAAAGACCCTATCCTCAAGCGACAGCTTACCGCGCGCCAATATTCGATGGTGCAAGGCAAGAAGGGAACGGCCGTCAAGATTGAAAGCAAGGAAGAATTGAAAAAGCGAGCGACGAAGGCAGGCGGCGCGGATGGCGGCGACGGTTCGCCCGACCGTGCGGACGCCTTTGCTCTGACGTTTGCCGTTCCTGTTGCCATGCGAACGGTTGAAGATACTCGCCGCGAGATGGCTGGCGAAAGGGATGCCGATGTGATAGGCGTCGATTACGAACGCACGTAAAGGAGAAGCGAGCATGTGCATGTTTGGCTCAACCCCGGCCGCACCCGAACCACAAGCAATCCAAAAGCCTGCCCAGGTGCAAGACCCGAACGTACAGAAGGCAGGGCAGGACGCGCAAAAGCGTCTACGCGCCGCCGCCGGATCGGCGTCCACAATCCTGACGCAAGGCGGCGGAACCGTGCCGACCACTGGCAAGACGCTCCTGGGGCAGTGATATGAAACGCTTTCGATACTGGCTAGGCTCGCCGCGTGGCGCGCTCTGGTATTTTGGCGTAGGTTATGCCGTTATCGCAATCTGGTACTTTTTGAGGCCATTCTAATGAAACTAGGCGAAGCTCCAAAGCTCACGTTGCCACCGCCGCGTAAGCTCCCTTTCGTGACGAAGCGGCAAGAGTTTGAGGCTCGCCGGTCTCAGCTCTCCAATGAGCGGACTGAATATCTCGAAGAATGGAAAGACATTTCCGAATATATTCAGCTTCGTTTGGGCCGGTATCTTGTAGGCAACAACCGCAAGCGTCGGCGCTCGAAAGTTATCCTCAATGAGAAAGGCACATTCGCAAGCCGGACGTGCGGCGCTGGTATGCTCGCGGGTGTGTCGTCGCCGTCTCGGCCGTGGCTCAAGCTCAAGACGCCTAACCGCGATCTGAACGAAAGCCAAGAGGTGAAGATGTGGCTTAACATCGTGGAGCTGTATCTCTACGAGGTGTTTGCCTCTTCGAATTACTACCATGTCAAGCAATCGTCTTATCGGGACATGGCCGATTTTGGTCAAGGTCCGGTCTTGCTCGATGAAGACTTTGACAACGTTCTGAATGGATACGCGTCTCCTCCAGGCGAGTATTATCTTTCCGTCGATAAGCGCGGCGTGGTCGATACCATGTATCGCGATTTGCAGCGAACCACGCTCAACATTATCGAGGAGTTCGGCCCGACCGGAAACATTCCGAGTGAAATCAGAGCGGCGTATGACAAGGGCGAATATGACAGGATGTGGACAATCATCGGCGTAGACCAGCCGAATATCCACTATGTTCGCGGCGCGCGCGGTCCGCTCGGTATGACGTATTCCAAGGTTTACTATTGCTTGGACGTCTCGGATACGGATGACAACGCCGTGCTTGGCGTGGCCGGATCGAATGAGAACCCCATATCCGCGCCACGTTGGGATTTGCAGCCGGGAGATGTCTACGGCGATGGCCCAGGCGGCCTTGTCCTACCCACGGTCAAGAGCTTGCAAATCCTGGAGCGCCGCAAGGGCCAGATGGTCGATAAGATGGCGACGCCTGCGACCCAGGCTCCGGCATCGATGAAGAAGGCCAAATTCACCGTCAACCATATGCCCGGCGCAAACTCGTTTTATCCTGACATTACGGCCGCTGGCGGCGGCGGAATGCCTATCCGTCCCCTCTATGAAATCCAGGGACCGCAGCTCCAAGCCGTAATGATGGAGATGAACGTTCTGGAGCAAAGGATTGACGTCGGTTATTTCGTCAATCTGTTCCTGGCGACGCTCGAAAGCGACCGACGCCAGATCACGGCAACCGAGATTGCAGAGCGCCACGAGGAAAAGCTTATCGCTCTCGGCCCGGTCCTGGAGCGTACTCACTATGAAGGCCTCAACCATGACGTCAAGCGAGCGCTTGGCATCTTGGCCCGGCATCGCGTCTTGCCGCCGCCGCCGAAAGCTATGGACGGATACGAGCTTGAGGTTGAATACATCTCGCTTCTTGCCACGGCACAGCGCGCAATCGGTGCCGGTCCTATCGAACGGTTCTCCGGCTTCCTCGGAAACCTTGCGGCGGGCAATCCTGAAATCCTGGACAAGTGGGACATGGATCAGACCGTTGACGAATATGCGGACGTGGTCGGCGTCCCTGCCTCCATGGTGCGCAGTGATGAGCAAGTTGCGCAACTTCGCCAGCAACGCCAGCAACAGCAAGCGCAAATGCAGAACGCGGCCGTTGCGCAGCAAAGCGCGGAAACTGCAAAGGTTCTCTCTGAGGCCGATAGCGGGCGCGATAGCAACCTACTAGCCGACATTCTTGGCGGCGGCCCACAGAGGTTGTTCTAATGGAGAGACTAGCCTGTTGCGTACCTGGATGCAAAAGGACTTGCCGAGGCGACAAGGGGTGGACGGAATACCTTTGTTCAACCCATTGGCTTAGCGTTTCGCCACGGCTTAGGAAGCGAAAGTTGCGTCTCTTCCGCCTGTATCGCCAAAGGTTCGGCAAAAACCACTTTTCCAAGTATCCGGCCGGATCACCTGAAAGGATAGAGGCGGTCAAGCTGGATGGACTTTGCGGCAACGCCTGGGACGCCTGCAAGCGTCAGGCAATCGAAAGGGCCATGGGCATATGACTGAGGATGACGAAGACGGCTATATGCAAGAGCGCTCGGCCGGTCTCCCCTATCTTGATCCGCCACAGGAGAAAGAGAAACGGAAGCGGAAGAAGCTTGTCGCCAACGACAAGGCGCAAGAGCTAGACGAGGCTTACCGCTTCATGCTTTCAGACTGGCGCGGCCGTCTCGTTTTCTACGATAGGCTAGACGCCATGGGGTATTGGAATGTACCCTATGATCCATCGTCGCCGCACAACACTGCCTATCTTGCGGGCAATCATGCCGGTGCGGTAGAGCTTTATGAAAAGCTTTGGGCAATCATGCCCGATAACGTTCTGTTGATGATAAAGGAAAACCGGAAATGAATATCAAATCTCTCCTCCTGGCTGGCCTCCTCGGCTCGACCGCTCTGGCTTCCGCCAATGATATGTTCTTTTGCTCTGTCGATGGCGAGGGCGGCGGCGACGATACGTCCGGCGGTGGCTCTACTGCATTGACCGGCGGCACTGCCGACGCTCCGGAAGACAAGGGAGCGGACGTCGCGCTCTATGGCAACGACGACAAGAGCGGCAACGATCCCAAGCCAGACGACACCCAGGCCGACGACAAGCCCGACGATAAGGCCGCTTGGAAGGAATATGAAAACGATCCGGATAAGACGGACGAAGAGAACGCGGCCGCCAAGGCTGAACATGACAAGGCCAAGCCCAAGGCCGACGACAAGGACAAGAAGGAAGAGCAACTTCCGGTCAAGGCCGAAGAATATGAATTCGTGGAAGTACCGGAAGGCTTCGAGCTTGATCCGGCCGTTGACAAGGAATTCCGCGAGTTCGCCTCCAGGCGCGGCTGGTCGAAGGAAGACGTTAAAGAGCTGTCGGCCATGCAGGTCAAGCTCTATGCAAAGCAGTCGGAAGCCCACGCGGAACAGGTTGCGACCTGGGGCGAGGAGTTGAAGACGGACAAGGAAATTGGCGGCCGGGCATATGACCAGAACATTGCTAAGGCTCGCGAGGCGAAGAATGCTTTCTTCCCGCCGGAAGCCGACGCGATCTTTGACCGTACTGGCCTTGGCAACCATCCCGCAATCGTGAAAGGTCTTGTCCGTATCGGCAAGGCAATGGGCGAAATGGCGACATTGCCAGGAAAAGGCAAGACAGCGAACACAACCGTGCTTGAAAGTTTGTACGGTTCAGAGTAAGCAGGATCAATCGGGCGTGACTACCACCGCGCACAAATGCAGAATTTCAACAAGGGGTAGTCACTTATGGCAACGCTCGGTAATACCTTCATCAACCTCATCGACATGATCAAAAGCGGCGGCAGTGATGCCGACAAGGCAATCGCTTCCGTCGCTGAACTGCTCGCGCAGAACAACCCAATCCTTGACGATGCCATTGCAGTCGAGTGCAACAGCGGTCAGAAGCATCGCCATTCGATCCGCACCGGCCTGCCTGCCGTTGCATGGGGCATGATCTATCAAGGTATCATGCAGTCGAAGAGCCAGCGCCAGACCGTCGAAGATACGACCGGCTTCCTTGAAGGCCTTTCGACCGTTGACACGCGTCTTCTTGAACTGTTCAAGAAGAACCAGAACGCCGTCCGCCTTTCGGAAGCCATGTCCTTCATCGAAAGTATGAACCAGACCATGGCAAGCGGCATGTTCTACCAGGACACTGCGACCATGCCGGAAAGCTTCAAGGGCTTGGGCGCTCGCTATAACGCGATCAGCGGAAGCGGCGCGGGCAAACAGATCGTCAACGGCGGCGGCACCGGCGCGGACAATACCTCCATCTGGTTCGTGACGTGGTCCGAATACGCCACCCATCTGATTTATCCGGAAGGAACACAGGCGGGCATCAAGCGCGAAGACAAGGGAGAGCAGCGCGTTCTTGATGAGAACGGCCGCCCTTACTACGTCAAGGAAGAAATGTTCCGCTGGCATATGGGCCTGTCCGTTCGTGACTGGCGTTACAATGCCCGCGTTGCCAACATCGACGTTTCGGACATGCTGTCCGGCGCTGTTGACGTGTTCGGCCTCATGCGTCAGGGCTACTACAAGATGCTCGGCCGCAAGCTCGCGCGCGGCGGCAACAACATCAAGAACGGCGATCCTTCTGTTCCAATCGCCCGCACTGCGATCTACATGAACACTGACGTCCTGCAAGCGCTGGACGCGGCGTCCACCAACTCGCGCGGCGGCTCCATCGATAACTTTGTTCGCCTCGTGCCAAAGGAAATCGAGGGCAAGGAAGTGCTTACTTATCGCGGCATTCCAATCCGCGAAACGGACGCTCTTCTCAACACTGAGGCCGTCGTTCCAACCGTCGCGTAAGCTGGAGCCGCATTCGCTGCGGCTTCTTCGCTTCCCGCTCTTCTTGAAGGATCATCGAAATGATTTTTGATAAAACCCTCCTCCTTTCCAACAAGCAGGCCATTACGGTAACTGGTCCTTCGACCAACGTTATCGACCTCCTGCCGACTGGCAAGGTTTTCGGAGCGAACGCACCGCTCAAGCGCAACCTGGGCATTGGCCCAATGGTTCCGTTCCTGATCCAGTGCACCCAGGACTTTGCCGCCGCTGGCGCTGCAACGCTCACCATTGAGATGCAGACCGATGACAATGAGGCGTTTTCTTCGCCGTCCGTCGTCTGGAATTCGGGCGCTATCGCGCTCGCCGATCTAAAGGCGGGGGAAAACCTCGGCTTGGTCAACTATCTGCCGAAGGGCCGCAATGGTCGCGGTGTGACGGAACGTTATTTCCGCCTCGTCTACACCGTCGCAACTGGCCCGTTCACGGCTGGCGCTATCATGGCGGGCGTTGTCGCCGAAGTCCAAACCAACCCGCTAACCGTCTAATTGACGCTGGCATAACAGGAGTTCAAAAGGATGAGCTTGAAAGAAGCAATCAAAGCGGCGGCGAAAGGCCTTGACCATGCGCGTGACGATGACTGGCAGGAAGACGGCCGCCCATCTCTCAAGCGCATTCAGCAGCTCGCCAAGTCCACGGCCGTCACTCAGGAACAGCTTGACGACGCGCTTCCGGACTTGCGTCGCGAACGGCCGAAAAGCTCTGTTGCCGTGAAGGCCACGCCAGAGGCGAACAAGACCAACAATGCAGCCAAGGCCGCCAAGGCTCCCGGCAAGTTGGCTCCGACAAAGGCCAAGACCGCGACCGATACCGACGCTATCCGCGCCGCTTCCGGCGTCGGCGCAAAGCCCAATGCTGAAAAGCAGCCGGGCAAGTATGTGGAAAACATTCTGGTCACTGCGACGGAAACGGGCTATTTCGGCTCGAAGCTTCGCGAGCCGGGTGAAAGCTTCTACTACACCGGCCGTCTTGGGAGCTGGATGGAAATCGCCGATGAGGAAGAGCGAGCCGCATACGCGGATGACCGCGCGGCCTCGGCCGATGGCGATGACCTTGACGCGAACGTTGATCCGGCGTCCGCGTCACTATAAGCCGTCACCTCCTCCCAGGGGAAAGGCCCGCTCACTTCGCGATGAAAAGCAGTGGGCGGGCTTATTTGTATCAGGAGAACCACAATGGACCTTATTGACGTAAAGCGCACCAAAGCAGACAAGAAAGCGGAAAGCGATCGGTGGAAAGGCGAGAGCATAGACGAGATGGACGATTACCCTTATGGGCTGACCGTCAATCTTGACGACGACACAATGAGCAAGCTAGGCCTGACCGACAAGGATTTTGACACTGGCGAACCTGTCATGCTCATGGCGGAAGCGGTCATTACAGAGGATCGCATAAACACCGTCAACGGCAAGACGCGCCGCTCTATGTCTATCCAGCTCCGCAAGATGGCTATCACCCAGGGCGATGAAAAAGCGGACGTCTCGACCACGCTTTACGGGGAGTAATGGCCGTGCAGATATCGAAGATTGACATTTGCAACATGGCGCTCGCAAACCTTGGATCGCCAGCCATTCAATCCCTTGATGGCCCGCAACCGGCGCAGCGCGCTTGCAAGCTTCGATATGATGAGGCGCGGCTTGAGGCTTTGTCCGGAAACCTTTGGAATTTTGCCTCCATGTATCGGATAGGAACTCGGATCGATATCGTTGCCAAGTCTCCATTCTCGTATGTGTTCGCCTATCCATCTGATGCTCTGCGTGTATTCGAAATACAGCGCGCTCCAGGCGCTCGGCCTATCCCGTTCGAAGTGACAGACCGTCCGGACGCGAGCGGTAAGATCATTCATTGCAGTTTGGAGAAACCCACATTCATCTATACCCGTGACAAGATTGACCCGACCACGTTTGATTTCGATTTCATCCAGGCCATGGCTTGGTTGCTGGCCTCTAAAATCGCGATGCCGGTCACAAAGAACTTGAAGCTCCAGCAAGAAGCCTGGAAGATGTGGCTCACCTCAAACTCTTTGGCAACTGCCAATGACGAGAACGAAGAGGTGTCAGACACAGACCAGACCGCAGGATATCAGGACGCAAGATGAGCGACACCAGGACCACACAGACCTCATTCAACGGCGGCATCGTTTCTCGCGCGCTCTACGGCCGCAAGGACTTGGCGCGCGTCCCTGTGTCTCTCAAGCGGGCGGAGAACGTTCTTATATACGCGACCGGCGGAGCGGCTAACCGGGCAGGATTGCGTTTCGTTGACAAGGTCAAGGATAGCAGCAAGAACGTGAAGCTCACGACATTCGAGGCGGCCGGGGATGACGCGTTTCTTCTGGTGTGGGGTGACTTGAACGTGCGGCCTGTATTCCACGGAGCATATGTCGATGCTGGCGGCGGCGTTCCTTATGAAGTGGTAACGCCATATCCTCACGAAAAAATTGATGAATTGTATATGGAGCAATCCAACGACATAGCGACCATAGTTCACCCCGATTATCCGGTCCGCGAGCTGGCGCGATATGCCGCGACTGACTGGCGGGTTAGCGATGTTTCGTTCGTCACAAAGGTTGTTCCTCCTAGTGGCATAACGGCAACGGCGACAACGGGATACGGGGGCTATGGTGAAGACAAGCTTCCGATAGCCTATAAATACAAAGTTGCCGCTATCTCGGAAGACGGAGAAGAAAGCCTTCCTTCTGAGGCGGCAATCGCTGGCGGCAATGTTATGGGGTATGACAAAAATTACAATACTATAACTTGGGGCTACAAAGGGGCCGCCGTGTCTTCTTCGCCGTCTCCGACGACGCGCGTTCTTACCTATGGCGGCATCACTACAATATGCCCCGATTTCAAGCTGCCCAATTTGTTGAAGGTAAAAAGGATCGGAGTTCACTCGGCAACGCCGCGATCATTCGTCGTCAAGATTATGAGAAGCGACGGCGGGAACAGCTTCACTATTATGGCAAACCAAGCTTTTAACCATCCTGGGGGCGGGTGGGCTGACGCGGAGCTTGATGTTGAATATGCTATTCCGGCGACAGGTGAATTCTATGTCGCCGCGTACACTGCTGAAAAAATGGACTTTTACGACGTTGGCAACCGCTTCCTAAATAAAGCAAGATTTGCCGTCAACGGCGATGGCGGAACCGGAAATTATACCAGCGCCGTCGACAATTATCTTGCCATGAGGGCTTATGTTTATGACACTGTTGACGATGGACCTGTGACGGAATTTGTGATCTATCGCGAGCGCAATGGAATATATGGCTCTATAGGCCGCACATCTGAGCGGACGTTTAAGGATGACAACATTGCACCTGACTTCACAGAGACGCCGCAAGATGGATACAATCCATTCGTTGGCGATGGAAATTATCCAGGTGTAGTCAGTTTTTCCCAGGGACGTCGCGTTTTCTCTGCAACGAAAAACAAGCCGCAAACGATCTATGAGACGCAGTCCGGCAATTATAGAAACATGAGTAGGTCCACGCCATCTCGCGAGAGCGATAGTGTTGAGTTCACTCTTGCGGCAGAAAGAAAACAGGATATCAACCATATCCTTTCCGTCAAAAATGGATTGATAGTTTTTACCCGATCCGGGGAATGGAAGGTTACCGGTCGCGATGGAAACGTTATTACGCCTGACAACCAGTTGCCCGAACCGCAAAGCCGATACGGAAGCTCGAAAGAGCTTCGCCCAATGCTGATTGGCAAAAACATTCTGTTTATGGATACCACATCAAAAATTGTTTACGACATGGAATACAGCCTTGAAGTGGACGGCTATGTTGCGACTGATAAATCACTCCTAGTGAGGGACTTGTTTACTAGTCGGAAAGTGAAAGCTTGGGCATATGCGGCAAAGCCCTACGGCGTCATTTGGTGCGTCATGGATGACGGCTCCTTGCTGTCGCTTACCTATCTCAAAGAGCATGACGTGTGGGGATGGTGCCAGCATTCGACAAAAGGTCACTTCTTGGACGTGGCCGTTGTCCCTGAAAACGGCCGTGATGTTGCTTACTTCGTAGTGGAGCGCCGCGTTGGCGGCATCTGGAAGAAGTATATCGAATTCATGGAAGACAGAGACTTTATCGAGGTGGAAAGCGCGCTCTTCATGGACAGCGCTCTAACGTATGACCAGCCTTTTGCCATAACGGCCGTCACTCCTGGGGCTGAAACCGTCGTCACGGTTCCGGCTCATGGGTGGGCTACTGGTGATGAAGTGGACATTCGCAATACCTCGTTTGAAGACCTGGACGAAAAGTCTCAAGGTTCGATCGATGGCCGCTATACGATTACGGTCTTGACCGCCAACACATTCAAGCTCTGGCACAAAACCATTGATCAGGATTGGGAGGTAGGCGATCCGCTAGACAGCTCTGACTTTGTCGGCCTCTACTACTCGCCGGGCGTTGTTCGGCGCTGCATTCAATCCGTGTCTGGCCTTGATCATTTGGAAGGAAGAGAGGTTGTCGTTCTTGCTGATGGCTTCAATATCGACAACCCGCAAGACAATCCAATTGTCGTCACTGGCGGCTCTATCCCTGACTTTGATCGAAAGTATGCCCGCATTCATGTAGGCCTTGCCTATCGCTCTCTTATCGAGACGCTTGACCTCGTCAACACCCAGGCCGACGACAACGGCGTGATGAAAGCAACAGGGCCGATCTACGCACGGTTTGAGCAATGCCGTGGCGTCAAAGTGGGGCAGAATGAGGAGACTGCCTACGAGCTTATGCCGCGCGATGATGAGGGCTATTACTCCCCTCCGAAATTGATGAGCGGTATTCATGAGGTGGAGAATTGGGGCAATTGGGCGCAAGACATCCCCATGCACTTCATTCAGGACTACCCATTGCCCATGACGGTCTTGGGCCTGACAGTGGAATACGTCTATGGCGGTTGAGATTAGAAGATATCGGCCGGAGGATGGCGAATATATCGCGGCAAACATGCGCGCTTCCGACCGTAGAGAAATCTACTATCTAGCCGCTTTGTCTCCTCTTCGTGCTTTGAAGACGACGGCCGCCGTGTCTGTCATCTCATGGACGGCGGTAGTTGATGACAAGCCCGCGCTTGCCTTTGGCGTGTGCAGGAAGACCACGCTTTCCGACGTGGGTATGCCTTGGGCGCTCGGCACGGATGAGGCAGACAATCACATGACGAAATACGCCAAGCAATCCCGCGTCTTCTACGACGGCGTGACGCGGGCGTTTCCTGTCCTGGAGAACTACGCCTTGGCGGAAAACACGAAAACTCTTCGCTGGCTGAAATGGATGGGCTTTGATATGGATGAGCCAGCGCCATACGGTTGCTTTGGTGCGATGTTCGTTAGATTTGGCAAGGGGCTTTAACCATGTGCATCGGCTTCGATCCTATCAGCCTGGGGGCGATTGCGTCGGTTATTGGAACCGGCGTCGGCGTGGCGGGGCAAATCCAGCAAGGCAAGGCGGAAGCGGCTGCGGCCGAATACACGCAAAAGCAGAACGTCATTTTGGCGGAGGATGCTCTTGAACGTGGGTCGCAAGAGAAGGATGCGCAGCGGCGCAAGACTGCGGCGCTCATGGGGCGGCAACAAGCCGTTCTGGCAGCTTCCAACGTGGACATTGGCTCCGGCTCTCCTCTTGCCATCATGGCCGACACGGCAACGCTTGGCGAGCTGGACGCGTCTATCATCCAGAATAATGCAGATCGCGAGGCCGCCGGTTTCCGCGCCAATGCTGACATGGCCGGTATGCGGGCAAAGAGCGCAAGAAGCGCGGCGACAATAGGCGCGTTCGGAACGGCCATATCCGGCGTCGGCACGCTGGCAGACAAGTGGTACAAGAATAGAGGAAAGACAAGATAATGGTCGAGACCTACGCTCCAGGCGGTACGCAGCGCACCCAGGCGCAAAGAATGCCATCGGTCACGGCTGACGACTTCGGCGGCGCGCAAGCCCGTGCATTGACGCAAGTGGGCGGCGCGATCCAGCAGACCGGCGGCAAGATGCTGGCGATTGAAGAGCAAGAGGCCGCCAAGGATAGAGCGGCGCGGGTTACTGACGCCACAAATAAAGCGGCGTCGGAAATGCGGACAAAGCTCTATGGTCCTGGCGGCTATATGGAGCGGACCGGCACAAATGCAGACGGCTTGTCAACGGCCGTTGGAGACGAGGTCAAGAAGCTCGGCGAGAATTACGGCGGGCAGTTTCAGACAGAGGAAGAGCAAAGAGCTTTTCAAAAGGTATGGGGCGCTTACGAGCAAAGCGCGCTCGACAATGTGACGCAACATGAATTCAAGCAAAGGCAGGCTGTCCGCACGACGACGAAAGCGGCCGCTCTGTCTGGCATTCAAGACGACGTCATAAAGAGCTATGACAACCCGGACGCGCTCAAGACGCAATTCGACCTTGCCCGAACGCTTGTCCGCGCCAATGTTGACGGCTTGCCTCAACAGGCCGTGGATAACATGGAACGGGAAACCGTTTCGGCGCTCAACTTGCAGGTCATACAGCGCATGGCGCAAGACGATCCTGGCAAGGCGCTCGACTATTACGAAAGCCACAAGGGCGAAATCAACGGGACCGACCACGCCCAGGCTCAAAAGATCATCGGGCAGATTGACACGATCCGCGATGTTAGAACGACGGTTGATGAAGCAATTGGGGCAGGCCCAGGCGGCGACGTAATGCGCGCACTGGTCAATGCGGAGACTGGTGGCGAGGCTGATCCATCGGCGGCCGTCTCGTCTGCCGGTGCGGCTGGCGTTACCCAGGTTATGCCTGGGACCGCTCGCGAGGTGGCGAGGTCGATAGGTCTACAGCACATTGCGGAGATGGATGATAAGCAACTTGAGGCCTATTGGCAGACGCCGGACGGCATCCGCAACAATATCCGTATCGGCACAAAATACCTTGGAACACAGATCAAGCGATTTAACGGAGACCTTGAGGCCGCTCTTGTGGCTTACAATGCCGGTCCTGAAAACGCGATAAAATTCCTCAACTCTGGCCGCGACTATAACGCGCTGCCAAAGCCGGAAGAGACGCTTCCGTATGTAAAAAAGGTCATGACTGCTTATCGTGGCGTGGACATCAAGGGCGATACTTCGGCTGATATCCAGGCGGCCGCGAATGGCACGACGCAGAAATATTTCGATGGCGACAGCAAGGCGTTTCTAAAGCAGCGCTTGCAAAAGCAGCACGGGCCGGAAGCCATCGACAATATGTCCGGAGATATGTCGGACCGTTTGGCGGCAATGATGAATGATGCGCCTGACTTCGTTAAGTCCGGCCTTGATATTCTGTCGGGCGCGCGCACGAAAGAGCGCCAGCAAGAGCTTTGGAACGCGTCTGACAAAACCGGTAAGTGGGTTGCTCGGCCTGGAAACTCCAAGCATGAAGACCGTGGCAACGGTGGCGAGGCGGCTGATCTTGGATGGAATGGCGCTCGTTTCGCCTCGGCTCCTCAAGAGGTTCGCGAATGGGTACACGCGAACGCCGATAAGTATGGCCTGACGTTCCCCATGGGTCATGAGCCTTGGCATATCGAGACGGCGGAAGCTCGCAAGGGTAGCCGCGTGAAGCCTGGGCAAACGACGCGCAACGATCCGGCTTATATCCAGGGTCGGATTAATGACGCCTTTGGCGATGATGGTTCCGGCCGTGTCGAGTTGAACCAGCAGACGGTTAACGCTTCCGACGTTTACACGAAAACAATTGCTCCTTTCACGGTCGGCAACATGCCAACGCTGGAAGGCGCGCTTTCGCATGTCCGGGAGATTTACCGCGACAATCCGGACAAGCTGGCGGAAGCGGAACGCCAGATTACTAGCGACTTGAAGACGCAACAGGCCGCGTCAAAAGAGCAAGTTGATAGCCTGAAAAAACAGGTTCTTCGCAACATCATGGATGGCGGCAAGGTCCGCGACACCGATCCGACCGTTTTAGAGCAGATCGGGAGCGAGGGCGTTTCTCAGCTCATGACGCTTGAAGGCAAGTTCGCCAAAGGCGCGGCACCATCGGAAAGCGATCCTCAGACTTATATCCGTCTGGCGCAAATGTCTCCAGATGAGTTCAAGAACGTTTCGCTCATTGACTTCGCTGACAAACTTTCTGGTGGCGATCTAAGGTCGTTTGCCGACAAGCAAGCGAAAGTCATTCGTCCCGATACCAGCGCGGCCGTTCTTGCCACAGATCGCAACCGCTCGCAGATCATGACGGAAGCTCAAAACATCATGGGTCTGGAGCCGACCAAGACGCCAGATGACGCAAAGAAGTTGAGCGCTCTGAACAAGGCGCTCGATCTAAAAATTGCCGCGCATATCGAGGAAAACAAAAAGCAACCGACCGGCATTGAAATTCAAAAGATGGTCGATGACCTCATGATTGAGGGACACGTTGAAAAAAGCTGGTCGAGCGATCCGGCAAAGCGCGCTTTCGAGCTGACGCCGGAAGAGCGCAGCTCATTCTATGTCGCCGAAAAGATTGACGACATAGCTCCAGAAAACCGCGCGGCCGTGGGTACTGTCTATCGCAATATTTGGGGAACGTCTTCGCCTCCAGGTGAAGAGGCGGCCGTTGCGACATACAACGACATGGTGCGCGTGGAGCTTGGCGGCGCACCAACTCCCCCGCCAGCCCTTGACGCGAAGATTAGACAGGGTCTAGCTAAGGCTTATAAACGTCCGGCAACTCCGGATGAGGTCGCGAATTTCTATCGCGAGTGGATCAAGCGAGCTAAGGCAGGGAAATAATGGCCGGTGATAATCTCTTTGACAGTATGCTTTCTGACGTCGAAAGCGGCACATTCAAGCCGGAGATGGAGAAGCCGGAAACGCCTGATCCAATCTTTGACGACCTCATTCAGAAAGAACAATCAAAGACGGCTGAACAGAATTATGTTTCCGCTATGCGCGCCTCTCGCGCCGATCCGGAGAAGTATGCCCAAGATAAATCGCTTGGCGATACGCTTGGCGTTCCGGTTGACGTTGTCGGCCGCAATCGCGAACGTCTGCAAAAATTCAAGGGCGTTCAAGATGCTCGCCGGTTCTTCGATGACAATCCAGTTCTAGGCAAGTTCTACGCGCAAGACGACAATGCCGACGCGGTCAAGGTGGATGAGCTTCGCCAGTTCTCCGGCATGTCATGGCTCGCCATGGCGTCAATCGACGCGTTCTCCCAGGGTATTGATGATGTGAACCTTGGCAACGCTCGATATGAGGAGCTTATGGGCCGGGCGACTGGCGACCAGATCAAGGCCTACGACAAAATCTCAGCCGCTCGCGAACCGCGCACGTTCGGCGCTGATACGTGGATGCAGCAAGGATATGTTGGCTCGCTGCAACAGCTCCCAAACATGGGTTATACGCTCCTGGGAGGTCTCAAAGGCGGTGCGGCGGGCGCGGTTGCCGGCTCTCTGACGGCGGCCGTTGTGGGCCAGCTAGGTCCACAGGTAGCATTGCCAGAAGAGCTTATTACCGTTCCAGGCGGTGCAGCTATCGGCTTCCGCATTGGATCGACCGCTGGTCACATTCAGGCGTCCTTCCGCTTGCAGGCTGGTCTTGCTTATGACGAGTTTAAAGGCATCAAAGACACCAACGGCAAACCCCTTGACCCGGAAGTTGCCAAGGGTGCGGCTATCGTGTCCGGCGGCATTGGCTCGATCTTGGAGACTATCGGCTTTGAGGCAATGGCGAAGATTGTCCCAGGCCTGGACAAGATTGCGGGGAACCTATCGCGCGACGGCGTCAAGGCCGCTCTACAGCGCCCTACCGTCGCGGCGGCTCTCAAGACGTTCGCCAGCAACATCGCCAAGTCTGGCGCTACGGAAGTAAGCACGGAAGTCATGCAAGAGGGCATTCAGATTTTTGCCGGTGAAATGGCAAAGTCTATCGCTTCCGGAGAGGGTACGGATTTTCAAATGCTGACCAGCCGCGAGATAAGCGAGCGGATCGGGCAGACGTTTGAACAGACCCTTCAAAGCATGACGATCATGGGACCGGCGCTCTCTGGTACGCGCCTAGGCTCCGACATTCGGCGCGCTCGCCGTGCCGCGCAAGACGTCGTTATTATCGATGCAATCAACCAACATGCGCAGGGGAACGAATTAAATGCACGTCTACCCGAAAAGACCAAGGAAGTCATCCGCGCCGTTACTGAGGATGGGCCGGTTAAGGCCGTTTATGTTGATCCAAAGGCCATTTCGACATTCTTCCAAACTAGCGAAGAGATTGGAGCTTATACCTCACAGATAGGCTTGACGGAGGAATACAATGAAGCGTCCAGGACCGGCCGCGACATGGAAATTCCGATTGACGTCTATTATTCCTCGATAGCCGGGACCGAAATCGGGCAGGCGTTGCGCGGCGCGGTCAAGCTCGATCCCGACCGCATGAACATGAATGAGGCGGATGATTTCAACGCCGCTTGGCAAGAGGCCGCTCAACACCTCATGGATCAACAGGAGGATGCGCAGCGTTACGAAAAGATGAACATGGACGCTAACGCTCTCATTCATGAGGACGTTAAGGCTAAGGCCATGGATGCGGGTATCGTGCCGGATCAGGCAGAGCAATACGCAAAGCTTTACTCTACATTCTTCCGGGTGATGAGCGAACGCACTGGCGAGGCTCCTGACGCGATTTACAGCCGGTATGGGTTTGACATCAAGCGCGCCATTCCTGGATGGGAGACTGAATATAAGCCTGTGGACGGCCTGGCGCTTTCATTGGAGGTAATGCGTCGCGGCGGCGTCGATGGCCTGCGGAAGAAGGTGGAGAAGGCAAAGGGCGCGTCTCTCCTGGATCGCGTCAAGGAACGCGGCGGCATCGAAGACACGGGCGGCGATCTTGCTTCAATGGATTTGCCGAAGGGCATTGTTCGCAAGTCTTCGACCGGTCAAGGCTCGCTTCTTTCTGGCGCGGGAGATAATCAGTTCTCTGCTGACGATACCGCGCGTCAACTATGGGAGGAAGGATACTTTCCTGAATTCCAGGAACGGCCGACCGCCAACGATTTGTTTGACGCCATCGCGGAAGAAGCTGGCGGGAACAAGCGTTTCAAGCCGCTGACAACGGTTGATAAAGCAACCGACCGTGCGGCCGGTCTGGTAAACTTCGCGGATGAGCTTGACCGTCTCGGCCTCGATCCGAAGCGCATGACAGACGATGAAATTCGCGCGGAGCTGGAGCGCATTGTTGCCGACGATCCCGATACGGGCGCTCTGTATCAGAACGCGGTTGATGGTGTCCGCGAGCTTTACCAGGAAGGAACGCAGCAAGGTGAGGAGACCGGCGGCGTCAAGCGCGGTTCTATCCAGTTCTCCGAAGGCCGCACCATCATCAATATGTTTGAGGCGGCAAACCCCTCGACGTTCCTTCATGAAAGCGGCCACTTCTTCCTTGAAGTCTTCCGCGATCTGGCGTCGAAAGAACCTATTGCCGACATGGGGCCGCAAACGCAGCTCGCCCAGGACTGGCAGACGACGCGCGAATTTCTCGGAATTACGGACGATGCGAACATTTCCGTTGATGCTCATGAGAAGTTCGCTCGATCCTTTGAGGCCTACCTGTTTGAAGGCAAGGCACCATCTAACGAAGTCGCAAGCATATTCGGGCGTTTCCGGTCATGGCTGGTTTTCGTCTACCAGTCGGTGAAGAATATCAACGCTCCGATCAACGATAAAATCCGTGGTGTCATGGACCGCCTTGTTGCGACGGATGATGAAATTCGCATGGCGCAATCCGGCGCTGATTTCCGTCCGGCGTTCTCCAGTGCCGAAGAAGCGGGCATGACGGACGCGCAATGGAAAGACTATGTCGAGACGGCCGGTCGCGCGGTTGAGAAGGCAAAGCGTGAGTTGGGCGCTCGTATGCTCCAGGACGTGGCGCGCGAGACAACGAAGGAATGGCGTGAGGCCAAGAAGGCAATCCGCGAACAGGTGTCGGAAGAATACGGCAAGCTTCCGGTTTATCAGGCCATTCAATATTTGCGCACTGGCGAAAGCTCCATGGTGCCGGAAGGCATGGAGCGCATTCACCTGGATCGTGACGCAATCGTTGATGTCATGGGAGAGGGCGCGCTCCAGAAAATGCCGAAGGGCGTCCCACCTCTTTACCGGGCGACGGGTGGATATCATCCGGACATTTTCGCGGAATTGTTCGGCTTCCAATCCGGCCACGAATTCCTTGAACGGGTGATGTCTGTTCCGCCGATCAACCGCGCCGTGGTCGAAGAGACAAACGTTCGCATGAAGCAACAGTTCGGCGATTTGATGGGAGACGCCGTTGCGCGCGCTCGCGAGGTTTCGGCCGCTCTGGACAATGACGCTACCGGAGATTTGCTTGCGAAAGAAATGGAGGTGCTTCTAAGGAAGGGGCTAGTCACTTCATCTGTTCGCAAGGAAGACGCGCAACGCGTGGCAAGAGAAGCCGTACGGGGCAAGACGATCCGCGAGGCCATCCGCACGAAGCTCTATCAGAATGCGAACATGCGCGCCGCACAAGAGGCGGAAAGGGCCATTCTAAAGCAGGACTGGAAAGCGGCCGTCGCGGCAAAGCAACGCCAGCTCCTCAACCATTATATGTCAGTCGAGGCGGCAAACGCTGAGAAGGATACGGAAAAAGCCGTTCGATACCTCAACAAGTTCGCGGGTCGGAAGCGGCCGAACGGCGTTGATCCTGAATACCTCGACCAGATTGAGGGAATTCTTGAACGCTTCGATTTGCGCAAGTCCGTCACCTTGAAGGATACGCAACGCCGGGCAAGTCTCGCGGCCTGGATACAGGAGCGCGAGGCGCAAGGCGATATCGTTGACGTGCCGGACGCGCTCCGGCGTGACGCATTCCGCAAGCCTTACCGTGAGATGACGGTTGACGATCTCATGGCGGTTCGCGATGCCGTCAAGAATATCGAGCATCTCGGCCGCCTCAAAGACAAGCTGCTCGCCAACAAAGAGCGGCGTGAATTCGAGGGCGCGCGCGATGAGTTGCTTGCCTCTCTGGAAGCGACCCAAGACAAGAAGAAGGAAAGCAAGACGCGCAACCCCACGCCTATCGCGCTCGGCCTGGAGTACGCGCAATCGCTGGAAGCCACGCAATTGAAGATGGAGCAAGTCTTTGACTGGATGGACGGCGGCGACATCAATGGACCTTTCAACCGCTACATCTGGCGTCCTATCGCTGAGGCGGAAGCGGCTGAAAACGAGATGCGCGCCAAGTATTCCGCAAAGCTCGCGCTGGTTTTCAACAAGCTGGACAAGGATCGGCTGTCGGCTCGGATCACAATCCCAGGCCTGGAGCAAACCTATAAGCGCTCGGAAATCATGGCCGTGGCTCTGAACATGGGCAACGAAAGCAATCTGGACAAGATGCTTCGCGGTGAAGGATGGAATGAGCAAATCCTTGATCGGGTTGTTTCCAATCTCAATGATGCCGAATGGGCGGCCGTACAAGAAGTGTGGGACACGATCAACTCTCTATGGCCGGACGTGGCCGCGCTCCAGAAAAGGCTTGCTGGTGTAGAGCCTACAAAGATTGAGGCTCGCAAGTTCGTCACTCCAGGCGGAAAGCAAATGTCGGGCGGATACTACCCGGCGATCTACGATCCGCGCCGCGCCGCTGACGTGGAAGACAGAGCGGCCGCCAATTCTGACCTGTTCATTGAGAATACATACCTCCGACCGGATACGCCGCGAGGCTTCACCAAAGAGCGTGCGCAAATGTACGCTCGGCCTATGCTCTTCGATCTTGATGGCATAGCCAACCACATCAACGGCGTTATCCATGATTTGACGCACCGTGAAGCGATCATGGACGCGGTCAAGTTCATAACGAATGCTCCGGTTCGCAATGAGATTGAGACGCGTTACGGCAAGGCAATCTATCAACAGATGATGCCATGGCTGCAATCGATCGCTCGTGACCAGTCACAGAACGATGGTCTTGCTGCGGTGAATAGGCTCTTCCGCTCGATCCGTTCGCGCGCCACTATGGTAGCCATGGGCTTTCGTATCTCGACCATGCTGGCACAGATTGGCGGCCTATCGTCATCGGCGGAAATGGTGCCGGTCAAACATATGGCGGGATCAATCAAGGATTTCGTTCGCAATCCGGCCGCCATGTGGCGCGAGGTGGACGGCCTGTCCGGAGAAATGAAGTTCCGCGCGGAAACCCTTGACCGAGATATCAAGGAGCGTTTGCGTGAGCTTACAGGGGCTACCTCGGCGGCGGATCGCGCTCGCCGGTTTGCCTTCTACGGTATCGGGTATCTTGACCGCGTCGTGACCGTGCCGACCTGGATGGGCGCTTACCGCGATCATTTGTCCAGGTATCCAACGGACAAGGAGGGTGCGATTGCCCACGCGGATAAGGTTGTTCGCCTCACGCAAGGCTCCGGCGGAGCAAAAGACCTGTCAGCGCTCCAGCGCAAGAACGAACTGACCAAACTTGTGACGATGTTCTATTCGTACTTTTCCGCATACTACAATCGTCAACGCGCCTGGGGCCGTGATGCCAAGCGCGCGGTGCAGCAAGGCGACGTCAGAGAGTTCCCGCAACTCCTGGCGCGGCAAGTATTCATGACCATCGGCCCGGCGCTCCTGGGGGAATTGCTCGTTGGCAAGGGGCCGGGTGATGATGAGGATTGGGAAAAGTGGGCACTCAAGAAAGCTTCTCTTTATCCGGTCATGGCCGTTCCTATCGCTCGCGACTTCGCAAACTACTTCTCTTCCGGCTTCGGGTATTCTCTGTCTCCGGCGGAACGGACACTGACGGATACCGTCATCAAGCCGATTGAGCTTATTGGTGATATTGTCGAGGGCGAGGCCGATCCGCGCAAGGCGGCAAAGGTTGTCATCAACGCCACTGGCTTATGGTTCAATCTTCCGACTGGCCAGATTGCTACATCCGTGGACAACGTGTGGAAAGCCATCGAAGAGGATGATTTCCAACTGCGAGATATCGTGTTAAGTAGGCCTGCCAAATAGGGGTAATTCCATGACTGTATCGCCAAACTCTCCCGTATCGGGGCCTTACCTTACTGACGGCGTTTCCAATCTTTGGGAATTCAATTTCAAGATTAACGCCGACGATCAAATTAAATTGCGCGTCACAAATCTGGATGGGTCGGATGGTGAGGACGTCGATACCGGCTTTACAATCGATCCAATCTATATCGGCCAGGACAACGGCGGTTATATCCTTTATCCTTCGTCTGGCGGTCCTATTGCTACAGGCAAACGGATAATTCCTTTCCGCGCGGTTGAATACTCACAGCCTAACCGGATAGGCAACCAGGGCGGATTTTTCCCTGAAACTCATGAAAGAACATTTGACTTACTAGCTATGCAAATCCAGCAATTGCAAGAGGCTATATCGCGCGCTTTGATCGTGGCTATAGGTGATGTCGCTCCGGAAGTTTCCCAATTGCTGGTCTCTATACATCAAGCCAAGGAGGCGGCGGAGGCTGCTGCGGCTGCGGCAATTGTAGCGCAAGAAGCGGCGGAGGCTGCGATTGCTAATATTCCAGGTAGTGTTATCGGCGTGTTAAGTGACCTTCCGGACAGGCCTGATGGCGATATAAGTGGCCTCTCTATAGGCCAATGGTACATAAACGGCGGCACATTGTCGCGCGTACAACCGTAAAAGGAAAACCTATGCGCAGATTTTTTATTTCGGTACTTTCTGGCCTTGTTGCAGTCAGCGCGGTTTCGGCTCAACAGCTTCCGCTCCCCTCATATAGAGGCGTGAATGTAGGTGGCCCTCTAAAGGTGACGCACCCTACGGCTACGACTGGCACCTTGCTTGGGCCTGACGGCCTCGACCTTACCACGTTCGGTTCATACCGGGCGTTAAGCTATACTGCCAGCACCCCAGGAGCGCATGCCGGTAACGGCCTTGCCGGGTTTGCAAGTGTAGTGAAGGGCTCTGGAAGCACAGTATTTGGGCCAGCTACAGCCGATATGGCTGGCTTCTATTCGGCTATGAAAGATAATTACCTGTCGTCAACTGTAGAGGGGGAATTTCTCGGCCTGTATTCAATAGCCACTCAGGGGCGGAAAGGTGATACAGCCTCACTTCTTGGGGTGGGAACTAAAGTAAAAAGCGGCACTGCCGACGACACAGGCGGTGCTCTCGGCTATGAACTTCGAGCGGCAATGGTCGATCCATCGGGAGGCGTTCTTAACGCGATCCACTCTTACGCGCCGTACCTACCGCCTACGGTGGATATGAGCGGCGGCGGCGGTTACGGCTCGTATGTCGAAAGCTTCAACGGCGTAAACTACACGGCTTTTCAAGCTGGCGGTTACTTGCCAGCCGACGCTGCGACGGGTTGGAAAAACGTCCTATCCGCTACCACAGACAGAACCTCCGCGAATACATTCTTCAATATCAGGGGGACCAAGGGGCTAGCCGGCTCTCAGCAGCCCGGTGATATCACGATAGGTAACGGCGTCAACGCGCTTACCATTCGAAACAATCTCGGCATTCTACAGCTGCGGAATGATACCGATACCGCCTCATTAATGGAGATCAACAAAACAGGGGCGTTCAACTTCCCGCAAGATCCTGCATGGACCTCCTACACGCCTACCGTTACGTGTGGCACAGGCGCACCCACGGCGGCCTCTGCTACAGGGCGGTTTAAAGGGATCGGCAAAAGCATATTTGTGCGGATAGCCATCACATTGACGACGATAGGGACATGCGGCTCTTCAGTTAACGCAACTCTTCCCGCAAATGTTGCTGTTGGTACGGTCCTGTTCGGTCGCGGCGGCGCAGCTCCAAAAATGCTTATGGCTTCAACAGGCGGCACAGGCACAGCAAACCTATTTATCACCGATTACAATAATGCTTTTGTAGGCGCGTCAGGTGATGTCCTTATTATCAATGGAACTTATGAAAGCCAGTAATTAAAAACAGAAATTCCGGTATTTAGCAAAGCGGACAAATCGGCGTTGAAAAGTAATGGGTGTTTAACAAGGACATTAAACATGAAGGACAAGTTCACAGTATGGCTGCAAGAGCGTATGTTGTCCCTGGGGTTTAACCCAGGGACGATTGACGGCATACCCGGCCGCAACACGACGACGGCCTTAAAAGGCTTTCAGAGAGCGCACAAATTGCCAGAAACGGGCGTGGCTGATGTCGCAACCGTTTCCCTTCTGCAAGCGAAGGCGCGGTTAAACCCGCCGCCTAAGCAAGACTTATACAGCCACTATCCGTGGATGGCTCTCGCCCTACGCAAGAAGGGTCTTATCGAGGGCCGTGATAATCAGGAGCTGCGAGAGTTCTTGAAATCGGACGGTAAGACGCTTGGCGATCCTTCGAAGCTTCCATGGTGCGGCGACTTCGTTGAAACCTGCATAGCGCTCGCATTGCAGAACGAAGCACTGCCGACAAACCCATACCTTGCGCGCAACTGGACGAAGTTTGGCAAGGCAAGCGAACCGGGCTTTGGCACGGTTCTCGTCTTCTGGCGGACCCACAAGACGAAAAGCACAAACGGCCATGTCGGGTTTTACGTCGGCGAGGATGATCTCTATTATTATGTTCTCGGCGGAAACCAATCCAACTCCGTATCCATTGCGAAGATATCGAAGAAGCGTTTGCTTGAAGCCCGCGCTCCCTTGACATTTTCCAGTTTTAAGGCGCAAAAGGTACGAATGACAGCATCCGGCCCGGTATCATCCAACGAGGTTTAACCCATGCGAAGAATTCTCATTACGTCCGTAGCATGCCTATCCCTGGCCGCTTGCCAGTCAACTCCAGAAGGCGAGGCCAAAACCCTTGCCGCTATCCAGTCCACATGTGAGGCGGCCAAATACGGTCAGGCCTTGCTTGCGCCCTGGCGAGCTGATGGCAGGTTGAGCGACAAGACGGAAGCAATCGTTGCCTCTGCGGAGGATGCTCTGTTTGCGCCGGAGGATGGCCTTTGCGTCGTGACGCCAACGCAGAACCTTACGGGGGTTCTCTTCCGTATCTCTTCATTCGCCCTCACAATCTCCGCTGCGCTCAAGAACGCGAAGCGATAACAGGAGTAAAACGAAATGGGAAAGTACAGTAAACTTATCGGCGCTATCGTCGGCAACTTGGTTGCCATCGTTCTCGCCTACATCGCGACCAACTGGCCCGCAATCGCAACCTGCAACTTGGTTGACGGCGTGGAAGCCTGCACGATCCTCGGCACGATCAGTCAGGCAGAAATGACCGCTTGGATGATGGCCCTCTTTAATAGCGCTTTCGTCTACGCCTTCCCGGCCAACAAGCCAGCCGGTACATGAATGTAAAGGCGGGCCGGAACTATCGGCCCGCTTTTCTGTTGATTGCGGAGCTTCCGCAACTGAGGGTAATGTTATGACGCAGGCAGGACAGGCAGGGCGGCAAGTGGAAGAAACATTCCGGCGGTTTGGTTCGCTCATCAATTTCGCAATGATCGGCTTTGGCTTCATCGGGACGCTGATGTATATCGGCTCTTGGAAAACTACGGTCGAGACGGATATTGTCACGATCCGCAACAACACCACTATGTGGCAAACCAATCATGACAGCTACCATCGGGACCGTCTCGCCGACACGAAGGAAGTCCAGGGCGCGGTTAACACTCGCCTAAATGTCCTGGAGCAACGGCAACAGGAGGGCGCTCGCAAGGACGACACTCTAGAGCAACGTCTTGCCACCATGGAAAAAGGTTTGAATTCCGTAGAACAGAATGCCACGGCGACGAACAAGACGCTTGGCGAAATCAGTGGCAATATGCAGGTCATGAAAGAAATTCTCTCGCGTATCGAGAAGAAGCAGGGCGGTTAAGACCGCCCTATTTTCATGTTGCCTTTGTAGACATCTTTGGCCGATATCGTAACAGGAAGCTTTGAGACAACCTTTGTTGGAGCCTGCCAGCTTTTCCGGCCGCTTCGCTCAAGGTTGTCCTCCTCCCTCCAGGCCGTCGCCATGCGGCACATGATGGCCCATATCCCTAAGAGCTTCGCCGTGCCGCGCTCATAGCGCATGACCATGAAGAGGTGATAAAGCTCACGGCCGCGCACCATGGCGCGATTGTCAAACGCCTTGCGGCAAGGCGTAGAACAAAAGAATTCATCGCAGCGGCGTGGCTGATAGCTAGAGCCGCATTCGTTGCATTCGCGTGACTTGTACGTTAGTGCCATTGTCCGGTTCCTCATGGTGGTAGAGAGGGGAAGTGTCTAGTCACTTGCTATAATTCATCATCAGGTGGATGGCAATTGAAATCATGGATGACTTACAGTAATTTCCTTCAAACTCAACCAGAGGATTTCCTATGAAGCTCGATCTTCTTTCCAATGCCAGTGCCACTGGCCTTGACGCAAACATTCAAAATCCTGGGCGATACTGCTTTGCTGTTGCCGGTACGTTTGGCGGCGCTACTGTTGGCCTGGACATCATGGGTCCGGATGGAGCCACCTGGATCGCTATCGAGGATAGTGCCGGAACGCTGGCATTCACTGCGGCGAAAGCGGTCTTGGTCGATCTTCCGGCGGGCAAGTTTCGTGCGCGAGTTACCGGCGGTGCTGGCGTCGCGCTCTTCGCTTCTCTTGCAACAGCGGGTGCGTAATATGGCAGGGCTAGCTTATTCGGTAGCGAGAAAAATGGGGGGCAGACTTGCGAAGGGCGGGGGCAAGTCTGCCGAAATAATCCCTTTTAGTTATGATCCAGTAAAACAGTTCTGGCATGATTGGGGGGCGAATGACAACCTTGTTGACAACCTTGGAACGCCAACTCTTGCCGTTATCCGTGAGCGGATAAGAAAAAACGGCGCGGAAGACCTTTGCCAGCCAAACAAAGCGCAGCAATTTTTAAAGACGCTAGACGGCGGGGGGCATGGGAACCTTCAAACTAACCGCGTCATGGGCATTGGTAGCGCTCCAAACGATGTTGGGTTTGCGCCTTTCAGTTCTGGTCGTCGCCCGAAAGTTACCAACGGCGGGAACGGCTGGTATTTTGCGGGGGTAATTAAGCCGGAGACCGGAGACATATGGTTGATGGAGATTTCTAGGGCGGTCAGTTCCGCCGCTTCTCGCGGTCAATGTTATGTGACCTCATCGCGAAACTTGATGTTGAAAGGTAACACGACCGATAATGCCACGGTCAACGCCATCGGCAACACATCATCGCAAATCACATTTGGCAACAAAATCGGTATCGAGTACCTATGGGAATTCGTAACTGACACGATGTACATCAAGATCGGAAGCGTTGTTCAAGCAATCGTTGCGGGATCGGAAACCGGGCCTTGGTCTGCATTCCCGGCGACCGATCCCATGCAATGGATTTTCGGCAATCAATCGACGCTTGGAAAATCCTTCAACGGAACGATCTATCAAACCATTTTTCATGACGGCGTACCAACTCCTGAAATTCAGGCTAGCGTTAGCGCTTACGTGACAGCAAAGGCGGCGGCATAATGGGTGCAGAAACTGGCAAGTGGTTCCGTCCTGACAGCATTCTTAGGCCCGCTTATGGTGGAGGATCAGCCCGCACGTCGGGCGACGCTCGCGAGGTGTCTCCCGCAAACCTAACCCATAGATGGTTTTCAAAAAAATTCGGCTACCCCATGGGCGGCACTCGTTATCTTTTTGAAATGGGTATTGCTGCGGATACCAATGTATGGGTTCGTGTTCCTGACCTTCATTACTCTGCAATTAGTGGGGAGTTGAGCGCAAACGAAATGGCAACTGTTGTTTCGGTAATGCCGATTGGATGGGTTCGCGGAAGTTTAAGTCTTATCGGTCAGCCGCACCCATTGAAGAAATCCATTTTCTTCCGCGAAGATAGTTTGGGTTTTGGTCTTGGTACGTCTACCGGCGACACTCGAAGCGTATGGATTGCTAAGCTAATCAATTCCATTGCGGGCAACACTCTTAAATGGAATGACACCACATACACCGAAGGTTTGAGCGAGGATTATTACCTCTTCAACATGTCGCTAGGAGGAAGTTCATGGGGGAATACCAACCCGGCGAACAGCCAAGAGGTAGACTATCCTTTCCGTGAAGACTTGGCTTTTCAGCAAAGAACAAAGACGCTTTCTCTCATCGGAAACACGCTATTTATTTACCGACTGACTAACGATCTTCCCTATGACGCCATCTCCCCGGAAGACTTGTGGGCAAATCGTATTGTTCCGCGTCTAGTGGAGTTCAAAGCGGAACATGGCGTCAATCAAAAGATTGCCTTTGAGACACACCCGAAGAGGAGTGAGAATGCGGCCCTTAACGCTCGCATAAACACGCTTAATGGTTTATGGCGCAATAACTTTGACAAGCTTGGCTTTAACAGATCGTACCTTTTCGATAGCGAAGCTAAAGTTTCTTATATAAATATCGCCAACGGTAACACGGCCGACACTACTTATTATACTGATGGCACTCATTACAAGGACGTTGTTCATGATGCCATTGCTGCGGCGAACAAGAATGATGTTGTTGCGGCCATGGCTGCTTGACGGTAAATAAAAAGAGGGCGGCGTTTGTAGCGCCGCCCTTTCCATTAGAATTCGCCGCGTTGGATATAACCGTGTGAAATCAGAAGGCTTTGGATTTCATCGTAGTTATCGCCAATGGCTTCAACTATTTCCGTCACCTCTTGCCGCTCGGCCTCTTCGCGCTCGATAGTGGCGTTTAAGATATCGGTATCAACCTTGACCGGCCTTCCAATAGTACACGACTGCAAGATGAAATCAATCTTCCGAGTTGTCGCCTTCGTCGGCGTAGTCAACGCCGCCGTCCTGCTCGCCTTCAAGGTTGCCGTCGCTGTCGATGTCAGTGTTCTCCGGCGTGTGCGTCTGGTCCTTATCGCCATCCAGGTCGAGCGACGCCGGAGCGGTTCCCATGAGCTGCGCGGCTTCCTCGGCGGTGAAGCGCTTGTTGATGTGCTGCTGACGGAATTCCAGATTTTTCAGGTGAGGCGCAAGGTCGGCGATTGTCTTCTTGCCTTCCTGGATATCCAGGAGGAGCATCGGAATTTCGGCCTGTTTGCGCAGGTCTTTCTTATCAATCGGGATGAAGGCCAGAACCGAGACGGCAAAGCCGGAAAGCGTCGTCATCGGGACGGCGGCGGGCGCTGCTGGAGCTGGAGTTGCGGTTGCTGTCTTGCGAGGTGCCATGGAATTTTTCCTTTGTGCTGGCGTTGGATTTTGAGGTGGTAGCCTGTCGGCTTGGGGTGGAAGGGTTAGAACGGCAAGAGGCCGTAGCGGGTGGCGAGATAGAAGCGAACGCGAGGCTCGCCCTCGGCCGTGTCCTGCTTGCCCTGTTGGGCCTCGATCATGCGGCGGATTTGGCAGGCCGGGCAATCGCAGTCATCGGCCTCGCCGGTCGCTTCGGTGGGTTCCGGCTCCGGCGCCATGGCTTTCAGGACGTCGGAGACGGCCGGTCCTGGCCCTGCTGTTTCTGCGCCGCCCTCGGCTTCCTTTTCGTAGACGATCATTCCGTTGTCGTCATAAACGACGTCTTTGTTTTCGAGCGTGATGGCCGCCGCTTCGTCGTTGCGGTCAAGCTCTGTCACCTGTGCGGCAAGATAGCCGTGGCTAAGAATAGCTTGAACAACCTGGGCAATGATCGCGCCCCTTGATGAAGTGTAAGGGCCGCCGTCAATGCTGATCGTGACGCGCGTGGTTTCCGTGAGTGGCTTTCTGTTTGTCATGGTGTGTTCTCCTGGGGTTTGATTGATGCCGGTCTTTCCCGACTGCCATCCGCCTTTAGCTTAACGCCGAACTGTGGTCGCGGAACGTCTCCCGGCGTGGTGTTACTTGTCTTCCGGAAGCTTCACGCGATCCGGCTGAAATACTGCGCGGTTCGCCCACATGAAAGCTTCCTGAATGCCGGTGACTGCGAGTGAAACCATACGCTGGTCAAAGTCGCTGCCGCCGCTGCGCAGTTCGTCCAGGTGGCGCAAAGCGCGCTCCTCGATCTCCTTGGCTTTATTCACAAGCTCAACGTTCTTTTCGCTCTGCTTGCGGTATCCTGCCACTGGTAGGCCGTTATGTTCCGTCATCGGGGTTTTCCTTTTCCAGACGCTCGCGCTCATCCCGATCTTCGCGAGCTTCGTCCGGGTCTTGTTGGGTTCCTGGGATGAATTCCTTATTCCTTTCCGCAGTGAACGTGTAGACGTTCGGCTCTATCCCGTTACGCTCCATCCAGGATGAGAACATTTCCTTGAATGATTTTTCAAGGTCTGCGTCATGCTCCGGCGTAAGGGTGACGTTCTCGGCAAAATATTCGTCTTCGCCGCTGAGGTCTTCGTTGCAGCCGGTGAAGATTTCAAAAATGCTTTCCGCGCTTGGATAGCTAAATTTTGCATCCTGAGATGCCTCGACAATATGGAAACCTTCTTCGTCTCCATAGTCTCGAATGTATGCGGCAATGACGGCCTCGCGGCTGTCCTCATTGACGATGTAGTGTTCGCCGTCACGGCCTGCCCACCAACTGAAAGTCATTTCTTTTTTCATAGTCACGTTCTCCGGTTAAAGGTTTGGTGTCCGGCGTGGTTCTGCCCCACATTCGAAGTCCGGCGATCAACCCGGCTGACAGCACTATGCCATACCGGACAGATTAGAACTCATCGTCCGGATTAATCTCCGGCTCTTTCTTCTTGCTGGCCGTGGGCTTCTTCTCCTCGGTAGGCTTGATGATTTCGCCTTCCAGGATTTCGCCGGTATCCGGATCGTGGCTTTCTTCGCCCTGGTCCTGGTCGCCGTCTTCGTCCTGGTCCTGCCCAACGTCATCAGGATCGACGTCCGTGGCCTCTCTGCGCGCCTGGGCGTCTCGCTCGGCCTGTGCCTGCCGGAGACGGTCGGCCGCGCTGGATGACCGCCTGGAGGCGACTGGCTTGGGTTCCGGAACGCTGCTTTCATCCACAACGTAACTGTCAGTGTCGCGGTCATAGAGCGCATCGATACGCTGCGCCACGTCCATGACCTCGGACGATACCGGCAATCGCTTGGAGTGACGACGGATAACCGTCTTCTTGAACATCTCTTCTTCGTCGGTCGCCCATGGACCGGTGATAACGGTCTTGTCCTGGCCGTTCTCTGTGATGGTCTTTTTGGACTTGGTCCGGTTCTTGATTGCGTCCAGCTCATCGCGGCGCATGACTTCGTAATGGATAGATCCGTCTTTGAGGCGCACGGCCGAATAAGCAGCGACGACGGGGCCGCGCTCCCCGACGATGATAGGTTCGTGCCGCATGTCTTCGACCGGCGCGGCGACGTAATTGAATTTCCCTGTCTCGTATTCCTTCTGATAGACGAGGCCAACGCGCCATGACTGGATTTCTCCAGAGTTGCGAACGCGCTTCATGATACCGGCAACCATCGGAATATAGGCAACTTCCGTCTGCCAGTTGTCCACCCACCGGCCATCTTTCTTGATGCGCTTGTTGGTCTTGAAGCGGGTCAACGTCGCTTCGCGGCCGTCAAGAACAAGGCCATCCGCCGCAGCCTTCATGCATTCCAGGAAGACAGACTGCGTTGTTGCCTCGGCAATCTGCGGATCGCGGAGAATGGAGTTCTTGACCATGCGCATGAAGCGGCCCGGCTCAATGACCATGACCGATTTGAAGTCGTCGGCCTTGTTGTCGAGGAATTCGGCAAGCTTCTGGCTGCGTTCTTTGGCCTGGGCCTGGGTGGATAGCTGGTTCATTTGATTTCCTCTTGATTATGCCGCGTCGATTATTCGTCGCTGGCTTCTTCTTCCTGGTCGGCCTCGTCTTCCCGGTACTCCTGCGGCTGTCCCTTCGGCGCTTCGGTATACTTGTAATCGTAATAGCGAAGTCCGATCTTCTGGACGCCGCTTTCATAGCCGGGCCATGTGTCGGTCTTCAAACACTCGGCATATTTCGCCATGGCTGCGCGATACATGGCGTATCCTTCCGCAACAGCTTCCGGCGTCAGCTCGTAGACCGCAACCAATGGCGGGTTCGATTTCTCGAATGCGATAAAGAAGAAGCCGTTCACGGTGTAGCCGCTGCCCTTCTCCCATACGTCGGAATACAATGCGTCTTGCATGTGATAGCCGAACTTGCCGACGTCTCTCATGAAGGCCGCCGGAGATGCGTCGGCCATATTCTTGATGTCGGCAATGAGGCCGTGCTTGACGTTGAAGATGTCCGGCTTTGTCTTAACGAGAACGCCAGTCTCTTCGTCAACGTGATAGGCTGCCGTTTCAACGATGGTCTCGCCTTCACGCATAAGGTCAAGCTCTGGCACGGTTGCCGACAGATCGCGGATCATCAAAGCCGTGTCGTAATCATCCGGCTTTAGTAGCGTGGTTCCGGCATGGCGGGCGAAGTCTTCCGCGTGTTTCCACTCGTTGGAATTGCGACGGGCGTCCGGCCCTTTGGTGTAACGCAGCTCCAGTTCTTCTGGCTCCAGGATGGCGCAATGAGCGGCCTTGCCAATGGTGAAAGCTTGCGTCTCTTTGCGCGCTCCAAACTGCGCATGGAAAGGCGTCTTCGTGATGAGCTTGTGAAGCTTCGTCTTCGATACGCCTTCGCCGCTGTGGTACTCTTCATCTGTGACTTGTACGATTGGCATTTGTGGTAGCTCCTTGGTTTTACTTGCTGCTGTAGCTGTACGATCCAGCCAAGATTAGCGCCGCGAAAAGAAACCACCCCCATCCATCCTTGTCGTTGCTGGCAAGATGGAATGCCGCCAGTACGCTGATTATGGAAGGCGCGAAAGCAAGAGCGGCGATTGCAATCTGTTTCATTGTGGTAGCTCTCCGGTTCCTTATTTATGTTGACACGATGTAAACACGTCGATACTTTTACAACTTGTTTACGGCATGTCAACAAGGAAAAAACGAATGACCAAGATTGAAAAGCTGGCTGAGATTGTCGGCGGCAAGGCAGAGATTGCCAGAATGTGCGGCGTGTCACGCTCGATCATCACGCGTTACGACAATCTTGACGGGGAGCTTCCGGTTCGTTTCCGCGCTCCGATCCTCGACAATCTGCGGGACGTCATCAGCAAGAAATACGGCGCTGAGAAAATTGACGAGATGCTTACGGAAGCCATGGACTGCCTTCCTTCCGCCGTCTGCCCGTGCTGCGGTCAATCTATTGAGGGGCTGGTGGTATGATATATCCAGATATTCCGGTAAAGGCGCTGTCTATCATGCAGCCTTGGGCGTGGCTTATCGTCAACGGTCAAAAGGATATTGAAAACCGTTATTGGAAAACAAATTATCGTGGGCCGGTGGCAATCCATGCCGGCAAGAAAATCGATAAAGATTGCGCATGGGATTTGAGCGAAAGAGTACATCCAGTAACCGGTTTGCATAAAATTTTTTTTGGAAAAGAAACCGGCCCCGCTCCATGGGATGATGAAACTGGCGGGATAATTGGCGTTGTCGATATAGTTGACTGTGTAATGTCCAGCGAAAGCGATTGGTTTTTCAATAGCGTCAGTGGCAAAGGAAAGCCGAACGTCGGTTTCATTTTGAGAAATGCGCGGCCGGTGGAATTCATCCCGGTAAAAGGCGCGCTTGGCTTCTTTGATTGGAGGAAGAACCTATGAGGCGCGCGGTCCTGATTGTCGCCGCGCATCTCGTGGCGCTCGCCCTGGCTTACGCCTTCGTTCTCTTCTTGACCATCGGAGTTGTTCGATAATGCTGGAGTTGCGACCTTACCAGGAAGAGACAATCCAGGAGGCGCGCGACAAGCTCCGCAAAATCAAGGAAGCGCTCAAGCGCAAGATGATTGAGCGCGGGCCTCGGCTCCTGATCCAGTGCCCGACCGGCGGCGGAAAGACGGTCATGGCTGGTTTTATAAACATGGGCGTCACGTCGCGCGGCAAGACGACGGCGTTCAATTGTCATCGAGACTTTCTCGTTGACCAGACTTCCAAGACCTTTGCTAAGCTCAAGATTGATCATTCGTTTATTTCGTCCGGCCGCTGGTACGATCCGTATTGCAGCACTCACATCAACATGGTGCAAACGCTCGGCAACCGATTGAAGAAAGTCAACGCGCCGAATACTTGCCTATGGGATGAGTGCCACCACATCGCCGCATCGACCTGGGCGAAGATTATGGAAGCCTGGGACCAGTCAACGCACATCGGCTTTTCTGCAACTCCAGTGCGCTTGGATGGCAAGGGGCTAGACGCTTACTTTGATGACATCGTTATTGGGCCTTCTGTCTCGATGCTCATGGAGATTGGCGCGCTATCAGATTACATCTATTACGCTCCATCCTCTCCAGACCTGACGGCTTTTCATATTCGCATGGGCGAATACGATAAGAGCGAGACAGACGAAGAAATGGGCAAGGCCGTTGTCATCGGAAATCTTGTCGAGCATTACGCCAAGAAGGCGCGCGGTCTCAAAGCTGTCTATTTCTGCACCTCGATCAAAAACAGCCTGGAGACCGTCCAGGCCTTCAATGCGCAGGGCTTCCGCTTCATCCACCTGGATGGCACGTCATCGCCCTGGGAACGCAAGCAAGCGGCGCAAATGCTGGCGCGTGGCGAGCTGGATGGAATGACGAACGTTGATCTATTCGGCGAGGGCTTCGACCTTGCGGCACAAGCTGAGATGGACGTGACGATTGAATGCGTTGGCCTTGCCCGGCCGACGCAAAGCCTCGGCCTGTCTCGCCAAATGGTCGGCCGCGTTCTTCGTCCAAAGGATCGGCCGGGCGTGATCCTGGATCATGCGGGCCATCTCCAGAACCACGGCTTACCAGATGATGAGGTTGCCTGGAGCTTGAAGGGTGCGGACAAGAAGACGACGGCCGCCGTTCTCCAGTGCGACGGCTGCGGCGCTGCACTCAAGCGGAATGCAATTGTCTGTGCCAACTGCGGAGCGACCATGGAAGCGCCGGAGCGCGGACCAGGAGGAGGCGGCGGCCGGAAGATAGAGTTCAAGGACGGTGAGCTTGAAGAGGTAGACCGCAAGGCAATCCGCGACGCGAAGAAGCTGGAGGAGTGGCAGGCCGGAAGCATTGACGAGCTGGTTGATATTGGCAGGCGGCGCGGATACCAGAACCCGGAGAAATGGGCGGGCATGTTGTGGACAGCTCGCCAGCGCCGTGCCGGTGCGCGTGAACATGCGTCCAAGCAACAGATGGACTTTTACACAAAGCTAATGATGGAGAAACATACATGAACCACGGCGAGCTAGTCGAGGCGATCCGCATAGGCTGCGCGGATATCGCTTGCTTGTTCAAAAATCATACCGGCGTCGCGGTATTTCCTGCAAAGAAGAAGGGCGGCAAGAAATCGACCGTCCGATATGGCGTCGGTCCGAACGAAGGCGGCGGCCACGATCTGCTTGGCTGGCGTATATCAGATGGAAAGTTCGTTTCCATTGATGCCAAGGTTGGCGATGACGAACTGTCCGAGTTGCAAAAGAAGTGGTGGAGATGGGTAGTAAAAGGCAACGGCCTATCGGGTGAAGCTCGGTCCGTGGAGCAAGCGAGGAGGATAATTCTTGAGCAAGAAAACCAGCACTATTAAGCGGCTTCGCGATCTAGCGATTGAGCGTCAAAGCGGCCGGTGTTTCTATTGCAGGCAACCAATGATAATTGACGGCGTCCGGCTCGGCCATAATCTTTTGGCGACGGCTGAGCATCTGATTAAGAAAGCAGACGGCGGGAAATACAACCAGGAAAACATTGTTGCCGCTCATGGGTTATGCAACATGCGGCGAGGGGAGCGAACGGTTGACGAGTACCTTGAATACTTCAAGGGGTATGATCGGAAATACCAGTTCCCCAAGTCTGCCGTCTTCTGGTGTGAGTAAAGAAAAAGCCCGACGCAACCGGATGACGCGTCGGGCTTCAAACCCAAGGAGGGCCGCAACGGCAAGCTACCACACTCGACCAATGCAAGCCCTTTATATCCTTGGGAAAACCATTAAACAAGTACCTGGGACTTAGGTTTTACGTAAAAAGTCTTTCCGTCTCCGCTCTTCTTTTTATCCCATCCTCTGCGCGAAAGATGCGCCTCGATCCGGCGGGCTGCAATCGAGCTGCGGCGTTCCTTTGGAATTTCAAGCATTTCCATAACGGCATTCATGGTTGTTTCCGTGGACGTCGCAAGCCAATTGTCAATCAGCTCGCCATATGGGTCATCCTCGTAGCGGTCGCTCTGAACGGCAAAGGCAACTTCTTCCTCTTCCTTGTCGAGCCACCATCTTTCGCCCTTGCGGTACAACTCGGCCGCCTCTGCCCATAGCTGCCGGGCGTCCTGCCTTAGCGCGTCCAGGTCGATGTTATGGCAGGCCACGGGCCAAAAGCGGCGGCCGCCGGTCGGGTCTTTGAGATATCCACTATTGCCGACCGGGTTAACTGTGCCTGCAAAGATACAGGATCGCGGAAACTCTTCTACTACCTTGCCATATGGTCGGCGCATACGGTCATTCTGACGGGCAAGCCATGCCTTAATCTGGCTGATCTCGGCGCGCTTGAAACTGTCCAGCTCGGAAATCTCAATGATCCATGCGCCTTGCATCTGCAATGCCGCGTCCTTGGAATTCGGGTCTGACATTTCGTCTGTGAAGACGCCGGGCGTGAGGCCGTCCGATAGCGCGCGCAACGCGGAAGACTTCTTCAATCCCTGCGGGCCTTCCAGGATAATCATGTTGTCCATCTTGCATCCTGGCTGCATCGCGCGGGCGATAGCGCCGATAAGCCAGCGCATACCGAACATATGGTTGGCGTGGGTGTCGTCGGATCCCAGGTAGTACGAAAGCCAATTGCTGACGCGCGACGTTCCGTCCCATTTCAGGCGCTTAATCTCGTCAACGACTGGATTATATTTGTTGTGATCCGCAACGCGCACAATGACGCGGCCGATATCGGAGACTTTCGGCGACATGCCGCAATACTCCATCCATGAAGCTGTTGCGGTGATGTCCGGTTCTGTGATCGTGCGCGGCCGCCACCTGTTCATATCGCCGGTCAAGTCCCACGGCGGCCGCCTCATCAGATAGACTTCTTTTGCGAATTCATTCCAGGCGTAGACGCCAGCAAAGCGTTTTTCATATTGCAAGATGAGCGTGAAATTCTGGAGCGAGTTGGATTTAAGCCCGTCGCCATCTGCTTTCATGATGAGGTGTTGACGCCATGTGTTTTCGTCTATCTCGTAGCCGCGACCGGTCGGACGCTCGGCAACTTCCCTCTCTCCCTCTCCGTCGCTTTCACCTTCATCTCTGCTATCCGCTTTTGTTTCTGGCTCTCTGTCTTCGCGTCGTTGATGTACTGTATTTCCTCCGTTGTGTACTGGCGTCGTTCGCTGCGTATCTCTGCTGTTTTCACCATGAGGCATCTCCTTTTCAATCTGGTCGTTTTTCCAGGCGTGAAACTTCTCTTCCGTCCATTCTTGCAGGCCGGAGCGGATGATTAAATCGATCTCGCGATATTCAAGGCGGTCTTCATAGAGCGCGTCGGCGATGTCCCACCCTTCTTTTCGGCTGTCCGGTCTGATCCGAACAACCTTGATCTTGGAGACGCCAGCTTTAAAGAGGAGTTCGATAAGACCTTTCTTCCATCCGCCGCCTGGGCGCGAAAAGCCGAACGTGGTCTTGTATCCTTCGGCATCATTATCAGGCCATATGATGACGCTGCGGCCTGCGAGCGATTTCCAGTAGGTCTTTTCAATCGACTTGCCACCACCCATCCATGTGACGGGAACGACGCGCTTTCCCTCCATGTAGACGCAAGCCGCGTCCTTGCACTTCTCGCCCTCGACCAAAAGCACCTGGCTATCTGGCTTCGCATATAACTGGTCAAGACCGTAAAGCGGCCGTGGATCGGGATAGCTTCCGTGCGCCCACCCTTCAAAGCCGGTGCGCTCGTTGCGGGTCCACCATACGCCGGGCGTGATCTTCCGGCCGTCAAACTCCACGCGCAAGACGTATCCCAAGAGCGCGCCGTTCTTCGTCACGTAAGGATAGACGGCTGACGGCGTGTAAGTGATGAGCTTTGGCTTGCCGGTAACGTCGCTTATGCGCTTGGGATTGAGGATAGGCTTTGAACGAACGCCTGCGACGATCTGCGGCGCGTCTGCTGGCGGCTTGCCTACTTCGTAGCCGTCATATGGATTGTGCGCCTCTTTGTATTCCACGGTCGATACCGGCGCGCGGCGATCCTCTCCAGTAAGGAACCGGGCGGCGTCGCCGTTGTTGTCGTATCCGTAGCGCTCGCGGACAAAGTCAATGACGTCGCCGTGAATGCCGCATCCGAAGCAATGGAATTTCCATATTCCGCCTTTGGGGTAGATCGAAAAGCTTGGCGTGTTCTCGCCGTGGAACGGGCAACATGCGGTGAATTCGTTGCCGCTTTTCTCCAGCGAAACGCCGGATTGCGATGCAACGTCTGGAAGCGGATTGTCCCGCCTTATCTGGTCAAAATCAAATTTCATTCCGGTTTCCGCTGTGTGGTAGGGCGGTGTTCTTCTGGCAAGTGCTGAGAGCAATACCATTCGCCAAGATTGCCTTGCCGAAGACTGACATTAACGCCGAACGGCGCGATTGCAATCCCGCATATCGAGCAAGGATGCAAAAAGACGTGCGTGTTGGTGGACTTGATCCGTCCAAAGCGCGCGTCTTTCCTCGGCTGGTCAGAATTCGTCATCTGGTTTCCGGTTGCTGGCGATGCTGTTGAGCGCTCGGCGGCCTGCGTCGTTTAGTTTGAAGTAGGCCGTCCGTCGCTGCTTGCCGTCGCGCGTCGTGCTGGAGTGTCGCGTTACGCCATATCCCATATTCTGGAGCAAGTCACACATGCGAAACATGCGAGTGTTGTCTTTGCTGTCAATAACCTCGTCTTCTTGCAGCTCCAAAAAGGCTTGCGCAATGTTCTTTGACATCGGAAAGCCCACGCGGCGCGATGCTCCGGCCGGAACATAGAGGCCGTATCCTGCTGATATGATATCCGGCCATGGCCGTTTAACCGCTCCGATAACATAGCGTCTAGTCACTTTGCCACGCGTGGCCGCCTCCAGGTCAAGCGCCGTCATCGGCCATCCGTATTCCTTGAAGGCGTCATAGACGGCCTTGGCCTGCTCGCTGCCGGGCTTCGTGCCGAACAGAATTCCATTCTCGTTGACGTAATGGCGCTTATGCCAGTAGCCAACTCCAGGAATAAACCATATGCCGACCTTCTTG